GCAAAACGCCTTCTATTCCTAGCATTTTTGCAGTAAATTGAGGTCCCATTAAATTTGAATATGTACTTTTAGATGCAATATCAGCCAATGCTGTCGGCACAGCATAAGGCAAGAGCAAACTCTTCTTTCGAGTTTCAAGATTTTCATCAGTTAAAGCATTGGCGTTGCGCATCCCTTGAATGATACGATCGCCAAGACTTTTGTGCTCAGGCAATGGAATTGAAGCAAACATATTTTATCACCTATTAAAATCCAAAGAATTTTCCACCAGCACCAAATAATCCGCTTAATATACTGCTAAAATCTTGTTGTTTACCTTCATTAGCACCATATGCACCACCGCCCATCATTTGGGCAAGTTGTTGATATAAATTACCTTGACTACCAGCAGCCGATAATCCGTTGCCCATGAGACCAGATAATCCACTCATGTAATTTTGGTTTATCCCTGACATATTATTGTAATAATTCTGCATATCGCCAGATGAAATATTCTGTGCATTTTGCTGTGCTGCTTGCATCATTGGCGTACTGCCAGCCATGCCAGTCGCGCTGCCCATATTGGTTGCAGCCTGCATACCTTCACGTTGTTGATTTTGCGCAAGGGGGGAAGCACCATATCCCGACATCATTTGCTTGTAGAATGCTGTTGGATCGGACATTTGACCCAAGCGTTGTTGAAATGGATTTATCGCACCTTGACCAGCTTGATTGTATGGTTGAAGGCCGCCAATACCTTGCTGCATGTATTTTTGGAATTCTTTCATGGCATCTTCAAAGGAAGATCCGCCATTTCCGAACAATCCGCCAAATAACTGCGCTAGAGAGCTGCCCATTCCTGAACCGCCGGAACCGCCTGGACTGGAACCTAGCCCACCTTTGGCACTTAACGTTGCGTCTGCTGCTGAGTTAGAACTAAACATAATCTACTCATCCTTAAGTAGTGGTAAACGTTTTCCAAACACCGCCTTGAAATATTTGAGGCGCATTTGTAGTTGTATTATATATCATTTGTCCAGCCTGTGGTGATTGTATGCTGTCTCTTTGTGCAGTTGTAATATTTGGGATAAATGTACCGAATGATCCCATATAACCGACTAAATTTTCATAGAATGTTGCAAAGAAACTCACCCAAATATCTGATATTTTATTCGATCCTGGTTTTGTAATCGCATCATAAACCGGAAATATATCAAAATCAGCAGCCATACGTTCTACTCCGGAAGCGTTTCATAAGCCCATGAAGCGCCCATTAGAATAAATGGTCCCGTATTAAAATACTCAATTTTAGGTACAAACGCTTGACCACGTGGAACCACACCTAATTTGCGCCATACAGTGCGATATGAACGATTTCCAACGGTACCCATTGGCGCTACAAGTTGAAATCCAAATGTCTGGCCACCGTCTTTAGACCAAGTTAAAAAGACTTCTGGGAATTGCTCTGCAATAACAGATTGTGTTTGGTCTGTTATCAAAATTGCGCCTGTTTCTGTTGCAATTGCAAATCCACTATCTGTGATGATTTCAACTGGAACTTGTGTGAAATCCAATAATGCTACATTGCCTTGGACTACATCAATCTGAAAACGATCGATTCGCGTACGCTGATATGCTGCGGGAACAATAGGCTTTCCAATACGCTTTCTAGGTATTATTTCGCCATTATTGTTATATGTATTAGGATCGAGAACATACAAAAGTGGCGACTTGTAATCACCCACATAATTCAATCCATTAAAATAAGCTTGTGTTTGTGCATAATGCCTATTCAACGTATAGGTTTCTTCCTCGTGCCATAATTTTTCTTCATCCCCACCAGCAGGATTACTCAGTGTGACGTTATAGACAAAAGTATGATCGGCAATGGTAAAATTCATTCTATAGAAAATCATGCCGTTTTCTTTAACCATGAATGCGCGACAATCGGCTACTGAACTAACGGCGGCATATTGCGCTAATTGAGAATCCAATGCACGAGTACTGGCAGGCATTGGCTGCGTACCATCAATTTCCTGGACCGATCCCAAGCTATCCCGATTTTGCGAGAGAAACATTAATTTATCAAACCCAACAGAGATACTGCCAATAGCCGGCGTTCCAAACTCAATTAGCAATGCATTATTGCGCCTAAATGGTAAATTTGTGCCTTGACCTGAATTTTCCCATACTTCGGTATAAAATTGTGAAAATAGGAATAAACGCCTATGCAATGTTCGACAGGCAACGATCGTCCCAGGGTGCGATATAATGGAGGCTTGTTGTAATTGTCCTGCACTTACTAAGTTAACAGTAGGCGTAACATTTGCGGTAATTGCAATAGCAGTTCCTGCAATAGCATTGGCATACGTCGTTGCGAGTTTGATATGCGTTGCATCAACAAATATTGTGAAATAAGTTGTACTAATCGCAAGTCCAGTTCCAGCCAAGCTCCCGCTGACGCCCAATGTAAGCGTTACAGGAATACCAGTTGCAAAGTTTGCGGTACCAGATACGCCACTTATTGTGCTTGCACCTACTATTAGTTGATTTGGTAATGCCACGAAAGATGTGGTAAACACATTACTTGCAGATCCCCAAACCATCCCTTGATTGAAACTTGATAGTTGAAAATTATTAGTTCCTCCAGCCGCTACAACGAAGAATCCATCTAGATAACATACATCAATCGGTTGGGCTGGAAATGATGTATCCGTAATAATGGAGAATGTGGCGGCAATTGTATCCCATATATACCCATCATCACCGTCAACAAATATGACCTGAAAGGTATTAGCATCAATTCCTACATACCCAGTGACAGTGCCAATTAATGTGCCTAGCCTGATAACGGTTCCGGTACTATCAACTCGCAATACAGAGTTTCCAACGACCATATAGTGAAATGCTTGAAACACAAACTGTGCTCTAAAGCCACCTGATGATGCTAATAGATTGTAATTGGTATTGATTAATCCTGATGTGCTATTTAGTGATCTTTGTTTCTTACCACGAGGATCTATGTACTCATATAAATTGATCGAACGCTCACCGTCGATCGAGGTGATCTGTTGATTGTTGTAACTTCCAACCAGTTCATAGTTTTCTGTTGGCACATTAATAACTCAATATGTTTGGCCAGTAGAACGGCTCAGGCGCAGTTAATGTGACGGATGGCCTAATGGTGAGATCCGTTTCGTTAGCGTTCTTAAGCGTCTGATAATAGTCTTGATATTCATCTTCCGAGGTTTCATTCCAATTACCAGATGGGTAATAGGATCTGAATTTCCTCGCTAAAGCATATTTCATAAATCCATAATAATTCGGCGGTAATTCATTCATCGTATCTTGTGATCGAAGAAAATTAATCATGCTCTTAACTTGCAATTCAAATGGGTATGGTTGATCCGGTACAGGGTATACCGTAATAAAACTTTCGGTTGCTTGCTTGTTCAAAAAGATAAACCCAGGTCTTGCAAGCAGATTGCTTTGACGAACAACATTATAATATGTCGCTTTATTGATAATGCGCATTGGATAAATAAGGTTTGTTCCAACCGCCGTTAAATTTCCATTATAAGTCGTAATAGTTTGATCACCAACGCCGTCTGTTATCAATACAATCGGTACATTGTTAAATGCATTGCTCAACGATAGCGATAGTTGTAGGGTGGTAGGACCTAAGAACATTGTGTAATACGTAACCCCTGCAACTAATGGCTGAGGAATCGTACCTGTTGTTTGCAATGTAACAGGGGTACCCGTTGGAAATGCTGTCGTATCTGCAATTGTTATCGTATTAGATACGGTATCTGCTGTATAAGTAAAAGTAATAGGATTCGCATTCTGGTTAAACCCAGTTCCTTGTACAACGTAATTTGCAAATGATAAATCAACAACGCGATCTGCTGTAATATTAGTGCCTAATATCATATCCGAAATTGAATAGGTATGTTGCCCAACATTAAATACGGATCTAAGTGTCGTTAAGAACGGAATGTAAATGCTATCGGATGAGAATTTATCCAATAGTTCATTGAATAATTCAAGGCCCGTGGATAGCATAAAACTATCCGCAGGCTCACCTACTCCGAGTTCACCGAGTAAGTACAATGAATTAACAATGCAATCATTTACAGTCCGTGTAACTTGCGGCATCCTGCCACCTAATAAATATTATTTCAGTGGGAAAGCAACTTTATCCATTCCTTTTGTGAGATCGCGCGCAAGTTCTTGTGCGTGCTCACCGTTGTTACACATGTAGGCGTCGAATTCCATTGCTTCACCTTTTAAAACAGGTGGCTGGCCAGAGAATCGCGCTAACTCTGCTTGCTGTTTCTTAACAAACATATCTTTTGCTGAATGCTCAGATTCCATTCGCTTCTGACGTGTGTTTGCGATTGCTGCTTCTTTTCCTGGGTTGTTGTCGTATCGGTCTTTCATGTGTCACCTCATTAGGTCTATAGCTCGTATTCTTCAAAGTAGGATGGTCAAACCATTCACCCAATGCGAATAGCTTTTCTGCGTCTTCTTCTTCCATGACTTGCATGGGCAAAGTTTTGTGATACAAACAGCATAAAGACATCGGGTATCGCTCCTTACGATAATAATTTAACGGCGTATTGTGGATGCCATTGGAATCCGCACAAAATATCCAGACGCATTAAGTTTTGATAACCCAAAATATCGCCAGTTTGCGTTACAGCAAGTGACAATCCAGTTTCGGGATCGATCGCAACACTTGAGTACGGAACTTGTAGCTTATATAAAGGAGGGCAAACGATATCTAAACCACGTGCAGGATATGCAACGTTAACGTTATAACTTGGTACTACAGTCACAGCGGCACCATCTGGAATAGCATTAGATACGTTCTGCAATGGGCTTGATGTAGAACTGATAATCGTTGGTGATACCGTAATTGTTACCGCGCCACCGCCTGATGAATTTGCGGCTGCTGTGATAACAAACTGCATGTTCTGACCAGTTGATGCGCGTGACAATGGATTCACACTTGAAACACCCGCAATCGAAATCAAATCACCTGGTAAGAAGTAATTTGTAACTGTGCCTGTAGCGCCTGCAAGAATAATTGTGTTACCCGATGCTACTGCACCGTTAACTGTTAGAGTATCACCAGCATGCAATGTTGGTCCTGCACCCGCAACGTGTCTAACAATATTTTGGGATTGGAACACATCAAAATATGACAAATGTCCGATTGCAGATTGTCTAACAATTTCTTCGTTAAATACGGGAGTGAAATTGTTTTGCAAGCCTTGTTTCAATGCAGAACCATCGCGTACGGTCATTGCAAGATAGGCATCAGATGATATGTTAACGCCTTGTTCAAGCAGTTTTGCGCCTGCAAGGTCAACGGTACCAAACGAATTAATTGGGGTTCCTGCGGTACCAGAATAATAATTCAATTGCTGTTCAGCAGCCGAACTAATATCACGTTCCATCTGGGTGATAATGTTTTGAATTGCAGGTTGAATAAACATGCGGGAGAAATCTTCGATTCGCAAGGATAAATCCGCAACAGTGTATGCAATCAATGCATGGTATTGATGAGCGACCGTGATATTTTCAACGACTTCTAAAATATCTTGTGGTACAGCAGTTGAACCATCGCCAATAATGAAGTTATTTTGTCTACGAACCTGCAAGGTATCGCCGATTTTATAACCTGAACTATTGAAATCATCTTGATAAATTCTAGAACCAGTCATGACATAAGGAGCGTTATTGGCGAACATGGCAAGAGCCGTATTCGACACGAGTTGAGTTGTAATAAATTGATTAGCCATCCTGGCAATCTCCATCCATTGAAAAAAATGTTTTGAGTTGGATTTAATCTTTGCAGATTATTTCCAACCCGCTCTCATTCTCTTCCGCAGTTCACCCACGGAAGTCTTTTCCGTAACGCCGGGAGAATTGGAAACTGGATTGCTTTTGATGTTACCTAACGGACGTGGGCTTGAGCCTTTTTGATCACCACCGTTAATCAAAGCATGTGACAGTTTAACCATCTCTGACGCTTGATCTATGGGGTGAAGACGTGCAATACGATTGAGTTCATCAGGATTTTTGCCGAGTTTATAGAGCACTTCACCAGCGCTTCCCGCGCCGTTTTTCGGTAGCATTAAAGCCGCATCGCGCATGTGAGGGGTGTATGGTGCATCATCCCCACGAACTACATCTTCAAAGTCATCGTACTTATCGGCTGTTTTGTCTAAATGACGCTGCAACTCTGAGTACTGTTTATGAAGGTGTTGCTTGCTCTCTGCTTCTTTAGCATTGCGCTCCTGCATATCCTTGTGCTGTAGCGCATAGCTAACTGCCTTGTGAATTTGCTCATCCATGCCGGACATTGGTGCTGGTTGTCCAGTATAGGGATTGTAAGCATCATTAGCGGTATGATTCGGTTGGGCGTATCCCGTAGATTGCATATCATTAATCCTTTGGTGCAAATCACGAATTTCCCTTTCGTGAGCCCTCTTCTGTTGCTTTAAACGCTTTTGCACATAAAGAGGATCTTGGGTATGACCTTCAGACTCTGCCTCTGATTCTTGAGGCTGTTCACTTTCTGAAGCACCAACGTTATCTAACACTTCTTCTGCTTGCCCATCCTGGGCGACATCCTGAGCTTCCATTGCTTATCTCCACACCGGCATTTATGCCCCGATCTATTAGGCTTGATCGTGTAAGCCCCGTAAAAATCCTTTCTACGTTCATTTCATATTATTATTTTAGTAGGCAATAAGCATCGGCACCGGTACGGTGTGTCACAACATGATAGGTGTTATTTTGTTATTTCTGATTACATGCGATAAGTGGGCATATCGAATGTATTAAGCATGGCAACTACCCGGAAATACCAGGCAGTTTAATCATGTTATTACATGTTGCATTAAATTATACGTTATTCACTCTTAGTTTTAGGTGGATTTGCCTTTTGTATTTCCTTGTCATGCGCTCTTTGCTTATCTTTGTCATGTAAAGTTGACATTATCGATGCAATTTTAGCTGTGAAATCCATCTCAGCCTTATCTGCATTTAATAGATGATCTTTGTGTTCCATGTGTTGTTTTGATAATGTTTCATGCGCTTTCAATGCCAATTCTTGGCGTTCTAACTCATGTTTTTGCTGCCTTATCTGCAATTCTGCTTGTCTATCCTGTATCTGACTCACTTCTAACTGCAATTTTTGCTCATCAATTTTCAACTTCTGCTCTTTATGCTGCATCTCTTGCTGTGCCATCTGCATTTGTTGCTGCATCATCATCTGTTGCGGATCTGGTTTCTTAGGTGGCGCAGGTTCTCCACGTTCCTTCGCTAATATTTCAGGTGGCACTAATGTTTCAAACCGTTCAACGATTTGTGGCATGAATTGTACGTCAAGGTTCTTCGCATAGAGATCAGCAACCAATGGGAATGCTTGCGGGAAGGCTTGTAATGTCTGCTGTAAGAATTCCAATGCAACATCTTGCTGAACCGAGAATGAAGCACCCGTATCAATCTCAACATCAAATTCTCCCTTATCCAGGGTATTAATCATTCCGCCATCTTTATCTTGCTGATTGAAAATCATGGCCTTGGTCTTGCCGTCTTTCTTTGATAGCATCATGTGACGCTCATCTTCGCCTATTACATACGGCAGAAGATCATTAACAACCCTGCCACCCTGCTCTATGGCTTGATTAAGGTTATCAAAGAACACATATGCTGACATCGATCCTTCTAGCTTCCGCTCTCGTCGTGCTTTCCCTGATATGTCTTTGCCTTGCAGTGCTTCTGATTCGCTGAATCCTAATATCTCATTGATATCCTGCGTTGCACGCTGTGCGTTCGCCATCAGTGCAGGAGACAAATCCCAGGGTTGTTGCTTCTGAGGCATTGCACCCGTCTTGGGGTCAGGTTTCGCTCGGAGTATGCCCATCTGCAACTCAGGGTTTCGCCAATCCTGTTCATAACCAATAATATTGTCAGGAGTCCCCAGCCACTGCTCACGCCGACGATTCTTAATCTCAGCCGCAATTTCCGAATTAAAATAGTTAACACACTTTTGCGCATCACGGGCCTCATGGATAAATGATTTCGTGTATTGACGGCCTTCAATGTAATAACTATCACCATCCACAAAAGGTATGGGAAGGTACTTGGAGGGCCATTTGGAGAATTCTATAATCTGGTCACGCAGCATACGATAATGCATGATTTCGTAATCTTGGGTTTGTCTCTTGCCTATAATTCTGGGTATCTCTCGCTTAATGATGTCACCAACCACGGAATCTTTGGTGATTTCCATATTATCTT